GGGTATGGCCCTTCTTACTTAGATATTGCATATGGATTGAACCTTAAATCCAAGAATAACATTGGGAGGATAGTAAGGAGACTGACTACGTTAGGTGTATTTGAACGTGATAAGTGGTCGAAGAGGGAAACTAAACCTGCTGGTGTTAAATTGATTAGGTTGCTATCCAGATGATTGATGAGATACCTAAGCTTTTGCACAAAATGACTCTGAATGAGCAGCAGGAGTTGTATGAGCTATTGGAGATGTACAAAAAGGAGGAGAAGGAGAAGAGGGCTGCTTTAGGGTTTATGGATTTTGTTGAGTTGATGTGGCCCAGCTTTGTGACGGATGAATTTATAGCGGGTAGGCACCATAAGATTATTGCTGAGAAGTTTGAGGCGATAGCAAGTGGGAAGATAAAGAGATTGATTATCAATATGCCGCCTCGACACACCAAGAGTGAGTTTGGTAGTTATCTGTTACCTGCGTGGTTTATGGGTAAGTTCCCACATAAGAAGATCATTCAATCTAGTCATACGGCAGATAAAGCTTTGGAGTTTGGTAGGAAAGTTAGAAACTTGGTGGCGGCACCACAGTTTCAGAGTGTATTCCCTGAGGTGTTTTTACAGGCGGATTCTAAAGCTGCTGGCAAGTGGAGTACGAATAGAGGGGGTAGTTACTTTGCTGTAGGTGTTGGTGGTGCTGTAGCTGGATACGGTGCAGATTTGATGATTATTGATGATCCGCATAGTGAACAAGATGGTAAGAGTTTGAATAGTGATGCCTTTGATAGTACCTATGATTGGTTTATGACTGGCCCTAGGCAGAGGTTGCAGCCGGGTGGAGCCATACTGTTAATCATGACTAGGTGGTCTAAAAGAGATTTGACTGGAAGGCTTTTAGACTATTCCGCGAAAAATCCGGATGCAGATCAGTGGGAGGTAGTTGAGTTCCCTGCTATTTTGCCGTCAGGAAAACCTATCTGGCCCGAGTTCTGGAGCCTAGCTGAACTTGAGGCGACAAAGGCTACCATTCATCCTAGGTTCTGGGCGGCACAGTACCAGCAAGAGCCTACGTCTTCAGAGTCTGCCATTATCAAGAAGGATTGGTGGCAGATATGGGAACACGACGATCCTCCAGATTGTCAGTATGTTATTCAGTCTTGGGACACAGCATTTACTAAGACAGAAAGATCAGACTACTCCGCCTGTACTACTTGGGGTGTCTTCTATACAGATGGAGAGGTTGAGGTAAACGGGAGGAAGAGGGAAGCCACAGTCCCAAACATCATTCTTTTGGACAGTTTTAAAGAGAAGATGGAGTTCCCAGAATTAAAAGAGGTTGCATTTAAACACTACAAGGCGTTTAATCCTGACACGTTGATAGTAGAAGCAAAGGCATCAGGTCAACCTCTAATAGCCGAGTTGAGACAAATGGGCATACCTGTAGGTGAATTTACACCGTCCAGAGGTAACGACAAAATAGCGCGTGTAAACGCCGTATCGGATTTGTTTTCATCTGGGGTAGTATGGTGTCCTGCTACGCGATGGGCATATGAATTAATAGAAGAGGCGGCAGACTTCCCCAATGGGGAGCATGACGACTTAGTTGACTCCATGACCCAAGCTCTGCTTCGTTATAGGCAAGGTGGCTTTGTCAGGCTACCTAGTGATCTTTACGAAGAGCCAACGCGTAAACGGGTCAAAACCTACTATTAGGAAGTTTAAATGGAACGTGTTCTGAATCCAATAAGTCTGGAAGAAATCAACCAAGCTGATGAGGTTGAGATTGAGGTGCCGGAGGATGGCGTTGAAATCAGCGTGGAAATAGAAATTAGTGAAGACGATGAATTCACGCAAAATATTGCGGAGCTTATGGATGAAGGAGAACTGCAATCACTAGCTTCTGACATATTGGGAGACATCCGTACAGACAAGAGTTCTAGGCGTGACTGGGAAAAGACTGTTACGGAAGGTATGGAACTGCTTGGGATGAAGATTGAAGAGCGTTCTGAACCTTGGCCCGGTGCCTCTGGTGTGTTTCATAGCCTGATGTCAGAGGCGGTAATCAAGTTCCAGTCAGAAATGATTATGGAAACTTTTCCCGCGAGTGGCCCTGTCTTTACCAAGATTCTTGGAAAAAAGAACAAAGAAAAGATTGACGCCGCAGAACGCGTTAAAGAGGACATGAACTGGCAACTCACTGAGCATATGAGTGAGTATCGGGCGGAACATGAACGCATGTTGTGGAACCTTGGTTTCTCTGGTTCTGCCTTTAAGAAGGTCTATTACGACCCATCCTTGGAGCGGCAAGTTTCAATGTTTGTTCCCGCCGAAGATGTCTATCTTCCCTACGGAACGACTGAAATGAGTTCATGCCCACGCGTGACTCAGGTAATGAAGAAGACAGAAAATGAAATCCTCAGGCTGATGCATGCCGGGTTTTATATGGAGCGAGACTTAACTGTTCCCGCAAAAGAAATTACGGATATTGAGAAAAAGAAAGAAAAGATCACTGGAATCAGTTCACTGGATGACAACCGCTATACGTTGTATGAGTGCCATGTTGAGCTTGATCTGCCCGGATTTGAAGACGAAGAAGACGGCGAACCCACTGGGATTGCCCTTCCATATGTAGTAACACTTGATTCCAACTCTGCTATTTATGCTATCTACAGGAACTGGGATTCGGAAGATAAGCTAAAGAAGAGCAGAAACCATTTCGTCCAATACACGTTTATCCCCGGCTTTGGCCCGTATGGATTGGGTTATGTCCATATTCTGGGTGGATATGCGCGTGGTGGCACATCTATTCTCCGCCAACTGATTGATGCTGGAACTCTGGCAAATCTCCCCGGCGGACTGAAGTCCCGTGGCTTGCGTATAAAGGGTGATGACACCCCAATAGCACCCGGTGAATTCAGAGATGTGGACGTTCCATCCGGGGCTATTAGGGACAATATTCTTACCCTTCCATACAAAGAACCATCAGCAACTTTGTTTGCACTGTTTAAAGAAGTCATAGACGAGGGTAGGTCACTCGCATCTACGGCGGATATGAAGATTGCCGACATGAACCAGCAAGCCCCGGTGGGGACGACACTTGCCATCATTGAACGCATGATGAAGGTAATGTCTGCTGTTCAGGCTAGGGTTCATGCGTCAATGAAGAAGGAGTTTAAACTCCTGAAAAATATTATTCGGGACTACACCCCCGAGGAATATGACTACGAAGTTGAAGAGGGACGCAAGGTTAAGCAGTCTGACTATGCTCACTGCGAAATCATTCCCGTTTCAGACCCAAATGCTTCTAGCACAACCCAGCGGATGGCTCAATATCAGGCTGCATTGCAGCTATCCCAGACCGCCCCACAGTTGTATGACCTTCCTGTCTTGCACCGTGAGGCTCTAATGACTCTTGGGATGAAGAATGCAGCAGAAATTGTGCCGGATAAGGATGACATAAAGTCTAGAGACCCTGTCTCAGAAAACATGAGCATACTTAATGGCAAGCCGGTAAAGGCGTTCTTGGGGCAAGACCACGATGCCCATATCGCCGTTCATATGTCTCTAGCTCAAGACCCTAATATCCAAAAAATGGTTGGGCAGAATCCAATGGCGACTGTTCTACAACAGTCTATGCAAGCCCACCTTATGGAGCATATGGCGTTTAAATATCGCGTGGATATTGAAAAGCAGATGGGAGTGAGTATGCCCCCAGATGATGAAGAACTTCCCATTGATATTGAAAACCAGATTAGCCGTCTTGCCGCAGAAGCCGCTCCGATTGTGCTTCAAATGCACAGCAAGAAGGCAGCACAAGAAGCTGCTGTGGAACAACAGAAAGACCCATCAATTCAGGCGGCACAACAGCAACTCCAGATTCAACAAAAAGAATTGGAGATTAAAAGTAAGGATATTGAGCGCAAATCTCTCAAAGACAAGATGGATGCTGCCGCAAAAGCGGACGACATACGTTTGCGAGAAGAGAAGATGCACGGTGATCAAGAGCTTGCTGGGACAAAGCTTGGCATTGAAATTAAAAGAGACAAAGAAAAGAACGAAGCCGATCAAGAGGCTGAAGGTGTCCGTTTGGGTATAGATATTGCCAAGCACAAATCCCAAGTTTTCAACAAAAATAACGGAACAAATAATCAGTGATTACAAATCGTTCATTAGAAATCATCGCATCTCAAATAGCTGATCGGCGCAGGGAGCTTCAGGACTTCTTGGGTCAAGGATCAGTTAAAGATTATCCAGAGTACCAAAAACTTTGCGGAACCATCCTTGGTCTGGATTTCGCAAAGCTTCTCATAGAAGACCATGCTAATAAGTTGGAGTTGGAAAACGATGAGTGAAATCCTGATTGGTGCTGAGGCGACACCTTTGCCGGAAACAGCAGAAAAGAAAGCTAAACAGATACCGGAACCCTCTGGTTTCCATATTCTGTGCATGGTTCCAGAAGTAGAAGACAAGTTTGATAGCGGTCTTGTAAAAGCAGAGTCCACAATTGGCTTTGAAGAGCGGCTAACTACCGTGCTTTTTGTAATGAAATTGGGGCCAGATTGCTATAAAGACCCCGCCAGATTCCCATCTGGGCCGTGGTGCAAAGAAGGTGACTTTATTCTTGTTCGCCCCAATTCAGGCTCACGCTTGAAAATCCACGGGCGCGAATTTCGCATCATTAATGACGATACCGTCGAGGGTTTGGTTGAAGACCCACGCGGAATTTCACGGGCTTAGGAGCAATCATGGCTGAAGACACTTACAAATTCCCAGATGAACTTGAAGAAGAAACAAAAAAAGAAGAAATTTCTGACGAAATAGAAATTGAAGTAATTGAAGATGTCCCGGAAGAAGACCGTGGACAAGTTCCGTTTCATGGCAACCCTGAGCCAGATGAAGATGAACTCTCTTCATATTCTGACAATGTTAAAAAACGCATTTTTTCCCTAAAGAAGGCTTATCACGACGAGCGTCGGGCGAAAGAACAAGCAGACCGTGAGCGTCACGAAGCCATAGCATTTGCAAATGGTATTGTAGAGCGTAATAAGAACCTAGTCAAACGTACTAACGATGACGCCACGCTTCTACATGAGACATGGAAGTCTAAAGCTGAGGGTGACCTAGACCATGCAAAAAGGGCATTTAAAGATGCGTATGAGAGTGGTGATGCAGACTCAATAATCACAGCACAAGATGCACTTAGCCGTGCAACCATGCGCCATGAAAACTCATTAACTACAAGACCTGCTTTACAACCTGAGGAAGTTGTTGTAAAAGAACAGAATAGTGTTTACACGGCACCGGCTCCTGACGAGAATGCCAAAGCATGGGCGACTAAAAACCCTTGGTTTGGTAAGGATCGCTTAATGACAGGGATGGCGTACGGTTTGCACGAAGAATTGATTTCTCGCGGTGTCCATCCTGAAAGGGATGCTAATAAGTATTACGAGAATATCAATAAGGAAATGAAAAAAAGGTTCCCAGACTATACATGGGCTGACTCCGAGGAGAAAGAACCTCGCCAAAAGACAACCGCAAATGTCGTTGCTCCGGTTACGAGAACCGCTTCCGGCAGCAGAAAAATTGCGCTAACTAAAACGCAAGTCGCTATTGCAAAGCGTTTAAACATCCCGCTTGCGGAATATGCCAAACAAGTAGCAGTTTTGAATGGAGCTAATAATGGTTGATCGTACGCCTCGTGATCTTGAAACTCGTGAAATTGACCAACGTCCCACAAGTTGGAAACCCGCTCAATTGTTGCCTGCTCCCGTCCCTCAGCCGGGGTGGGCATTTAGGTGGGTACGGACATCATTGATGGGGGTATTTGACCCAACAAATACGTCTGCAAAATTTCGTGAAGGTTGGGTTCCGTGTAAATCTGAAGATCATCCAGAAATACAAGCTTATTCAGACAAAAATAGTAAATTTCAAGGCAACATTGAGATTGGCGGTTTGATGCTGTGCAAGATTCCACAGGAGTTTATGGATCAACGCGCAGCGCATTACAGACGCGCAAACGACAATCAAATTGAAGCTGTTGATAATAGTTTTATGAAAGCCAACAACCCAAAGATGCCTCTGTTTTCAGAGCGCAAATCTACAACTACCTTTGGGCGTGGGGCTAAATAACTTAACTTTTTAGGAGTTTTATATGGCTTATCCTACTGTTTCAGCCGCTTACGGGTTCAAACCCGTAAACCTGCTAGGGGGGCAAGTTTTCGCTGGCTCTACCCGGCAGATGGCTATTGCGTCTGGGCATGCAACCAATATCTTCTTTGGAGATATCGTAATCATGTCCACCAATGGCTGCATTAACAACGACACCGTTACCAATACCGGTACGGCGATTGTTGGTGTTTTCATGGGTTGCAGTTACATCAATTCGTCTGGTCAGCGTGTGTTCGGGCAATACTACCCGGCTACGATTTCCAACGCAGTTGATGGCCCCAACGGTACTGTAGCGTTTGTTGCAGACGATCCTGATCTGGTAATGAAAGTTGCCATTCAGTCTGCCGCCGATGCTGCTCCGTCCGCTAGTCAGGCAAACCGTGCCGCGCTGGTTGGTGGAAACGTGGACATCATCTACCAAACCGTTACTGGCAGCACAATAACCGGTGATGGTACGCAAGGTGTCAAAAACGCTGGTGTAGCCTCCGCTACGCTTCCTATTAAGATCATCGACGTTGTTCCCGATACTGCACCGGTTACCGGTTCGTTCGTGGAAGTTTTGGTTACGTTTAACCAATTCGCCCACCTGTATCGCAACACAACTGCGCTGGCGTAAGGAGATAAATAATGGCTATTTCACGCGCACAACTACTTAAAGAACTTCTGCCCGGTTTGAATGCTCTGTTTGGTTTGGAGTATGCAAAGTACGGCGAAGAACACAAAGAGATTTTCGAGACTGAAACCTCTGAGCGTTCTTTTGAAGAAGAC